CCAGCCCACAAGCAATCACTGGCAATTTTGAAGTGTGCAACCGTTGGCACTGCTACGCTCACTAAATCTGGTTGCTCTGTGCGCAGCATCTGCCAGTGGCTGGTATATGGCTTGCCGCCCCAGGTGCGTGTGATGTTTGCCAGCTTGCGTGAGTCTACATCGCAGACCGCCACGAGGCCTACAGTGTCCATCTGTGCATACACGCGCGCGTGATGCTGGCCCATCTCACCGAGGCCTATGACCGCTGCCTTGAGTTTTTGCATTCTCTGAAGTCTCCTTGTTGCAACCGTTAGGACACACCCAATAATTTGGTGGCAGCTTGCCAGCTCTCAAGATGGGCCACCATTTGCGCCCACACTGTAGGCATTGAAGTTTGAACTTGGGTGCTTCGACAAAGACGCACCTTTGCTGCTGCCAGTGCTTCGCCTAGTCCCATTCGTTTACCGCCTCAACTATGCGCTCTAAATCATCCTGGCTTAAACCCGGATGTACTGGCAAACTCAGCACTTCGCCGCTCAACTTCTCAGCTACAGGGAAGTCGCCAAACTTGTAGCCAAGATGCGCAAAAACCGGCTGTAGGTGTAGCGGAAGCGGGTAGTACACGTTCGCCTGAATGCCTCTCTTCTGTAGATGCGCGCGCAAATCGTCGCGTCGCCCTCGGCCACCTGGCACACGGATGGTGTATTGGTGCCAAGCGTGTATGCAGCCCGGCTTGACAACTGGCGTGATTACGCCTTCCAAATTGTGCGTCAAATAGTCCGCGTTATTGTGCCTAATGGCCTGCATCTCTGGCAACTTGTCCAACTGCACTAGGCCAATGGCAGCTTGTACTTCGCTCATCCAGGCATTATAGCCAAGGCAAGTGTGGTAGTAGTAATCAGAATCGCCATGCTCTTTTTGAGTGCCATGATTGCGCAACAAGCGAAGTTGCCCTGCTATGTCCTCGCTGTTCGTTGTGACCATGCCACCTTCACCGGTGGTTATGTTCTTGGTGGCATAGAATGACCAGCAGGAAGTGCCATAGAATCCAAGAGGATACATTTTGTCATTGAGCAACAGCGCACTGCCATGAGCCTGGCAAGCATCGCAGATTATTGGAACTGACCTAACGTGCTCTGGCGTGCCAGTGACATAGGCATATTCAAGTGCAAAAGACGGATGGCCGTAAAGATGAACTGGCAACACTGCTGTTTTTGTTCCTTCAATGCGCAAGCGCCCATTCCCTGCATTCGCCACCGACTCCGGGTCAATATTGCCGGTGTCTTCGAGCACGTCCACAAACACTGGTCTAGCGCCAACTTCCAGGATTGCAGACGCAGTGCTGATGAAGCTAAATGGCGTCGTAATCACTTCGTCACCCTGCCCTACATCGTGTGCCAGTAGCGCCAGCTTCAAAGCAGTTGTGCCATTGCAGACTGCCACTGCGTGGCGTGCGCCTACTGTCTCTGCGAATCGCTCTTCAAATTCTCGAATCTTCGGACCCTGTGCCAGTCTACCCGATTTGAGAACTGCGGTAACTGCCTCGATTTCGCGTTTGTCAATCTGTGGTTGGCTTATGGGAATCATCTTCTACCTCTAGATTAGGCAATCGCTCACCGCAAAATGGACAATACTTGATAGGCACAAATCCAGGCACAAGCGCCCAACTTGGTATGCCGCCATTCCATTTCTCGGCGGGCTTTGTGACGAGTTGCAAGTGCTCTGCTGATTCAGCGCTACAATGGTGCCAGTTGTAGGCTCTAAAATGTACTCCCTTATTCGTCACCGCTCCCCCCCTCAACCGTGAATCGGGCAATCCGCCATTGGTACAAAACCATAAGGCTCTGCGTAATGGCAGCCATACGAGCACAGTTCTACATCATCCTGCAGGCAGTCCGGATTGATGGTGTACCATTGGCCTTCGGAACCGCCAACAAGGGACTGGTAGCCACAATCTGGGCACCCCACGACCAGCACGCCCGGTTTGTCTGGCTCTACGTCTTCAAAGACTCCTCTGCAATGTGGGCAGTAGTAGCGCCAAGGTTTGACTTCCCCGATCTTAGCGTCTCCCAGCCCGCCAATCCAGGCCCCCAGTTGCAGAATGGGCAGCGCCAGGCGCAAGCGCCAGCGCCATTGACCAAGGCGTTTGATCTTCATCTCAACTGTAATGCGCTTGGCCAAATCGAGAGCATCAGCACCAAATACGGCGGTTTGTTCTTCATACTCCCGGTTCCATTCCCTAATCGCCCGCGCCTCACTCATGCGGTTCGGCCCTTGTGCAAAACAATTCTTGCATCGCACAAAGTAATCCTCTTCTAGCTCTGGCATGCCGTCCATTTCGCATGTAATCAATACAACATTCTGATGTCCACAAAATGGACAGGGTGCCAATTCTTTGCGCTCACTTTCTGTCTCAACTCGTTTCAATTCATTGACAGACATAGCCCCCCCAATCTCAAGTTCATCCCATACTTGAATCATTTTGCTGCAACTGGGACATTGCAGTTGGAACGCCTCTATTGGCGCCACTGATGCAAATTGTTCACGGCAATAAGGACATACCATTTGACGGGCCGCCCAATCATACTTAGCTGGCATTGTCTCCCCCTTTAATCTCTGCCACCCGGTACATAAACGGTTGGCCAAACCGCTTCATTACCAGCGTCACGTCTGCATAGTGCCAACGCACAATTTGCCCGTTGCGGTCAAAGCCTACTAACTCCGGTTCGCACGCCCGGTCGCGCTTGGCAAATCCAGGCAGTGTGAGCACTACATCTGCTGGCATTCCTTCGACTGGTTGCACATCCGCAGCTTCAGAGTCCATTGGCCTAGATTGCGCCATCTGCGCCTGTTGTTCCGCAATCGTGGCTTGCAAGCGTTGTAGCTCGTGCTGGCGGCGTGCGTCTCTGGTTAAGTCTCTCACTTGCTCCCCCTTCTCAACAAGCGCTCAATCAAACTGCGTCGCTCTCTCTCAGCTTCTGGCTCCGCTTCTAGCAACTCTGCAAACTCATCGCCTACACGCTGGCGGCCCTCCTCTATGCTTCTTTGAACATCGCCTTCTGTAATCACTACGTCACCATCGTCGCTGGCGTACAGCACAGCACCATCGTCCTCTGTCTGCCTCACCACAGAAGTAGGCCAAGATTTGCGCCTCAGTACATCGGAAGCGCGGTCCCAAAGCACGATTTCGCGTCCAGAAGGCCAATGGTGGCGGACAATTGGCTCAGACGGGAACAACTGCGCAGCACGAGTCACGAAGCCTGATTCTAGCGCCCGTTCCCGCAGCCTTGACATTCGCGCCTCTTCTTCGTCGGTTGCCTGTGATTCTTCTTCAAACTCTGTCCACTCTGGCGGGATTATGCCCTGATCCACCAGCATTGTGCGTGCCTCATCTCTGCTGATTAGGCCAACGCCCATCACCTGGTCGCCCTTGTAGAGCGCTCTGATTGCGTCCGCCCAAGCCTTCGCTACTTGTGCCTCTAGCAACTGGCCCTGTTCGTCGCGCTCCTCAAACGCAAATTCGAGCGAGTCGGGCAGCTCTTGTTGTAGCATCTCTTGGTAAGCATGCGGGAATTCCAAGACGCCCTTAGTGGCTGCCTTTTCATGCTGTGTCTCTGTCTCTCTGGCGGTGCCAAGATTGCCGCCAGACATAGGCCAGAATTCGCGCGGGTCATAACCATTTACCAAAGCGTAACCCGCTATTACTTGGTCAACAAACGTGTCGCGGTTGAAGTTTGCCGGCAATTGTGACAGTGCCACAATCTTGGCATCTGGCTCATCTGCGCCCGCGCCTGCAAGCACCATCACGCCGCCGAAGTACATGCGGTCCTTGGCGTTTAGCGCAGCGGCGCGCGCCTTCATTGCGTCCTTCCATTGCGTTTCGCTGATGTTACGCAGCAGCAAGAGGCCCCTTGGCATCCTGGCCCCTACCTGCTCTTGGTCGTGCATTAACACACCGTACAGAAGTTTGAGCAATTCGAGTGCCCGGGAGGTAGCACAGTAGCCAAGTCCGAGGAACCGCTCATCATCGCTTGGCATACTGCACACATCGAAGAAGTCGCCGGGCGCCCACGTTTGCGTGTTGCCCTCTGCTGGCGTATACTCTAGTGGTTGAGCAACTTTGCCCGTCCATCTGCACCTTGCAGAATCAGTGTGGTAGATCGCACGCAATGGCCCGGATTTGCCTTGTCTGCCTAGCTCGGTTACAGCGCCCATGTCCGTTGCGCGGAAGCTCAACCCCTGCTGCCTAAAATACTGGCGCCAACCTTTGCCATCATTCGCAGAATGCAACAAGGCTGTGTACCTATAAACTTGGTTGCGCCCGCCCGTCAGCGTCCACCCACGCGAAGAGTCCACCAGCAACACAGTATTGAGCACGCCGGCCCAATGCGGTTCGCATTGCCAATTCTCTCTAAGCCAAGTGTCACGTTTGCGCGAGTCAGCATCGTAATCTGGACACTCTGTCTCTTCGCGCTTGAGCCACCTAAGCACTGAACCAAAGATTTTGTCTGAATCTTGCGAAAATCTAGGCTGTTTGCTGTAGGTCTTTTGTGCGCGCTCGACTGCCTCTTCTGCGCGCTCTATGGCTTCGATTTGGTGTTTGTCCATTTTCTTATTCTCTCTACTAGCCAACAAAGCAAGCGCAATACAATCGCAATGCCTGCCACGATTGCCAATCCCGGCCAATCATCGTGGCCAATAACCCGCGCCAAGATTGCAGATGGTAGTATGCAGACGATGCAATTGTTCAAGAGGCGCCTCACGATGGTTTGCCCTTCAATGCCTGCTGAACCTGTGCCAACTGCGCTGCCTTCTGCGCCTGCGCCATCTCGGCCCTGGCCATTTGCTGCTGTATGAGGCGGTCGCCCATCAACTGAAGTCGCCTAGATGCTGCGTGCAACTGGCCCGGACTGACCGCATAGCATTTAACAGCCTGTGGCTCTGCACTGCCCGGATGGGCGAATTCTATGACTATTTGGCTCTCTGGTTTTTGCTGTTCCTGCTCTTCTGGTTGCGCCTTTTGCTCGCTCATCTCCCCTCCACTGTAATACGCTTCCTCAAAGGTGGTCTTACTTCCTCGCCTTCCGCTGTGACGTGCGCCCTCTCATCTTCGGAAGTCGAGCCCGACCACCAACCCGTCCAACCCTTCTCCTTCGCTGCGTAAATCGCCAATGCCCACGCCCAAAACTTGTCCGCGTGATGCTTCTCGTTGCGCTCTGTGTCAAACCGGTTGTGCTTTGCTGGCGTCACCATCTTCTTGATGCTGTGAATCTGGTACGCTATGTCGCGGTCAAGAGGCAATGGCGTGTTGCCCCTTTCTGCCTGGATTCGCGCCTCTACCGCCAGCAGTTCTTTAGTTTGGCTTGTAAAGTCTACACCGTGCGCGCGCCCCGTTCGCTCTAAATTCTCTGCCAATTGCGCGCCAATCCCGTTTTGGTCAATCAAGGTCATCGTGAATGGCAGTTCATTTAGGATGACCCAAAAACACGCTTGCTGGTCGTCAAACTCTACACGATCAAGACTTACTGAAAAACGCACTGGCAGTTGGTCGGTTGTGGATTTGCCCAGCGCCATGAACTCAGTGAGGTCGCGCTTGCGCCCCACGTCCAACCCGCCGACCAATGCCCCCTCAATTTTGCCGGCCCTGATTGCTGCTTGAATCTTGGCAACCATCTGCAAGGCTTCATCCGTACTGCGTGCGTGCCACCATTGCAGGCCCTCGTCTTGGTTCTTCTTGATGACCTTCCAAGGGATCCACGCTATTGCCTCATCAACCCACGCGCATTCGTACTCCTGCCGGAAGTCCTCAAGGAACATATTCGCGTAGATTTGCCTAAGTGCCTCTGTGCCAAATTCTGCTACTCGCTCAGCAGTCGCCATCTCTGGCGCAATCTGGCGCGCCGTTGCAACATCGTGGCAAAGAGCCTTGACGTGCCACCAAGGAATGAACCGCCGCCAGCCTTCGTAGCCCGGATACTGGCGCATGCTCTCTGTCATAATCTCCCAGAAGAGCCCGGAGGCGCCCAATGGCGAAGAGCCTATGCGCATGTAGCCATCACCCTTGACAGTCGCTGGCAAAGCGCCAGTGTAAATCTCTCTGTCGAGCCCCTCTCTGTAGTGCGCCATCTCATCAAGGTAAATGCGTGCCCGGCCCTTCCCGCGAGGCGGCCTGCAGGGATGACTTATGAACCGTGAACCATTGGCAAACTCAACTTCTGTGACACTGGCCCTCACCATCTCTGGCCTTGCCGGTTGGTCAATTGCCTCAACTATGCTCTTGACATAGCGGATTTTCTCTTTGGCTTCATCAAGGTTAATGGACACGAACACGTGTGGCGTGCCTGGATTGACAATGCCATCCGTCACCGCGTCGAGCGCTGCGGTAAAGGACCACGCAATCTGGCGTGCCTTCGTGTCTATGCCAAACCGTGTAGAGTTGTTAAGGTACTGTAATTGAAAGGGTTCCCAAGTTGCGCCTTCGACTTGGGCTGCCTTCGGTAAGTCTACAAACTCTGCTGCGAATTGTGCTTTGAGGGTCTTTAGGTTCACTCAATCTCTTTAGCTTCCTCTAGCCGCCCCTGGCGCTTGCGTTTCCATTCCTTGATGTCAAAGAGAGAATGGCCGCCACTTGTAACGTCCATTTTCTGCTGCGGCCTGCCCGCAGTCCGGTCAAGCACATCTTGCGCTGCCCGCTGCGCTATGCTCTCATGTTCGCTTTCTAGCTGCTCTGTGATGGTGCGCGCTGCCTTTTCCGCATTCTCAATCAGCACCATCTCGGCGGCCAGCAGCCGGTTGCGCTTTAGCTTCTGTGCATACTCATTGAGTTTGTCTTGTGTCTCTTTGGGCCAACTGTAAAAGGTAGATTCGGGCATGCCAGCATTCTTGAGCGCTTGGCGATTCGAGGTCGCCTTGCTGCGCTCGAAGACGTAGGCCAATTGGGCGTCTTCCAGTTGCTCCAAGATTGCACGTAATTGCTGCATCTGACTCTAAAAATACTCCAAAGTGCTACAAAAATGCGCGATTTGACTATGGGAACACTTCGTCGGAACCAACCTTCTCACACGTTTCCTGGCACCGTTCGTCAAAGTCCAGTGGAATGTCCCACCAAAATGAAGAGCAAAACTCTCTTATGAGGTTGAGCAAATTGCGTATGAACTCTAGCATCTAGGCACCACACAGAAGGCCAGGGGCAGGTGAGCAAAGGAGGTGGGAACTCTGCCTGCCCCTGGCCAGAAGAAGGAGGAAGCCTTCATGGCATTACCTCAACCGCCATCTCTGGCGACTTGAAATACTGCAATTTGTACTCTCTAGGCCACAATGCCAATGTCGGTATGCCCAAGATTCCGCCTCCTCCAAAATTGCGCATGCTATAAGGCTCTGGGCCAGTCTTGAAAGTGCCGGTTACAATGAAATGCTGCCTTGGCTTGAGCGGGCGTGCCTCTGCGTAAAATACGCCATCCATATGGAAAGGCGTATGCGTGTGCGCAGTGCAGTACACGTCTGCAATGGGATAGATGTCGCGCATCATACGCAAGGCGGGTTGCAAATCGTGGTAAATTGAGTGCCCTTTGTATTTGTGCGCCAGCACAATTTCATATTCTGCAAAGGGTCCGCCCTCTGGCCCCACTTCGACTGTTAAGATTCCCCACGTCCTAAAATATGGAATGTCATCGCGCCACACTAGGCCAATGTCGCCAAGATGTCGCTCCAGGCGCTCATCAGTGTGATTGTCCCCGCAAATGCTCGTGCATCTGGGCAGCATCTCGTCAAGCCACTGCCTAAATAACTCGATTTGTAGCCAAGGTGCCAGCACTTGATTGAGCACTGCGTCCGCGCTTCGGAACCAGGCAAAGGCAGTCTCTAGGTCTGGCCCGACGACGCTGGTGTAAAATCTGTTGTCGCCAAGTAGCAAATCAGTGGTGGCTACAAACGCCTGGTACTGAGCGTACGGGCTGCCAAGATGTAAGTCTGCAATGAAGGACAGGAAAATTGGCTTGTCGGTGATAATGCGCCTTGTTGCCCGGTTGAAAACTGGCCTATAGGACTGCTGGATTTCTGCACCACGTCGCGCGTGCTCTACCAGTTCGCGCCAGTCGGGTTGCGCATCTAGGCGGTCAAGATGTTCGCGCCAACGCTCTAGGCGCGTAGGTTCTTCTTGTTCAGGTTCAACTTCGTCTCTCTTGCCTCGATTGGTGTGCCATCTGCGCCATCGGGACCGCGCCGCCTCACTGCTCAGATCCAACTCATTGCCAATCTCAGGCCACGATAGCCCTTGCTGGCGCAGATTTGAAATGTCTTTGCCTGTAGCGGTCATAGAGTTACTCGGACCGCCCTACCTAAACAGTGCCCCAATGTCAAAGTTGCCCAGCGCCGCAACCAACGACGCCGCCCCTGTCCACCAACGCTGCTCTTTGCGCAACTGCTCAATTTCTTCACAAGCCTTGTCCGCCTTGGCTTTTGCACTCTCCATCCGCGCCAAAGTTAGCTCAATCTTGTCAAGGCGCTGGCTATGCTCTTTGCGCAAGCGTTCGTGTCTCTCGCCACGCGCTAGGTCTTCCTCGCGGTAGGCCCGAACCTCGCGGGTCAATGCCTGCATCTGCGCAGACAGAACCGCAACATCCTTGCGCGTCTCGTGGTTGACAGGGGCGACGTCGTCTGCCATGATTGCCTACTGCACTACTGGCGCCGGCTCAGGCCGTCTTCAAGCGCTGTGCCCAAGATGTACGCCACGATGGTTACGACTGCCTCGGTGAGCAGGGTGGCATCAATCCCGGCCCGCGGGCCAAGGAAAATGAATGCCAGTGCCACCATAGCGGCCCAAAATTTGCGCGATTTGAGAACATCAAGAAGCTTGTCCACTTTTACCTCCTAGGTAAAAAAGTCCCATCCCTCACCCCTCCCACACCACCCCTGCCACCCAACAAAAAAGCCTACCGCAAGGGTAGGCCTCGCACACATAAATTGATTCTGCCCCTGCGCTTACAGTATAACACAGAGTACTTGCATAGAATGCAAGTCAATTGCTAAAATTTGAGGTTTTTTGAGGTTGGGGCAAGAAAAAAGCCCCACTTGCTCAGTGGGGCTCTTCTGCGCGCCGCGCGGGTAGCGCTGTGCCCGCCGCCGGTGCTGGGGGCGGAGGCCTATCGCCCATATTCCGTCGTCAGCATCTTCTCCAACTCAAGGTCGCCCTTCTTTGGACGCTGGTGTCCTTGCTGCCAGCATCCGTTCATGGCGGTCTGGAACTGCACGCCACAACTACACTTCACTGTGATACCATGAGCACCGCAGTTGTGCTTCTCCTCCATAACCGTCACCTCGTGGCTATCGCGAGGGCCACCAACGACTGTAGCCGTCCATTGACCGTAGTCGTCGAGCTTGCCGAAGTCCGCACTGCGGCCTTCGATATTAACCAACCTTTTTTTATCCATCGTTTTCTCCTTTTCAATACCTGTACCTGTCACCGTTGCCGCCCCACCTGCGCCGTCTGGCGCTTGCCCCAGCCCTCCAGTAGTGGCGGCTGTGCTGGGATTGCGTGCTGGTGAGCCAGGCACGCTCTGGCGGGGGCGAGTTATCCTACTCGGCACTCAACAGTGCCGTTGCCGCCGACCAATGTGAACTGGAATGGTTCGCCGATCTGATGATGAGCCTCCATCAACGAAACGCCATCCCCGCCATCCAGGGAACCTACTCGGATCCTACCTGGCCCAATCGCACCAAATTGGGCTTTGATAGCTTGCTCAAATGGGTAGCTCTCCCAGTCGCTCCGGCCTTTGCACTCAAATTCATTTGCTGTAAACATCGTCTCATCCTTTCTCCCGCTACTCGCGGGACTCTCTGGGCCGCAGCCGCCCGGCGCTGATGGCGCGGGTTGTTGCGGCTAGTCCAACCGCTCCATGATGTCGTCGACTTCCTCTAGCCACCCAGCCGGGATGTCAAGCCAGTAGTCCCGGTACTGTTCTGGATTTGCTGGCACTCCAGCACCCCAAGAACCGGATACGGGCTCCACCTCGACCGATCCGTCCT